ATCCCAAAGGTCGCGGAACCCAGAGGACACCACATTTGCCGCGGCATCCAAGAACGCAGAGCCCAAAGCGCCAATGGCATCAACGACTGGCTCTAACGTATTGTGCCAAAGGTCAGACAGCGCCGAGCCAATCGCCTTAACAGCGTTCTGGACAGGTTCCAGCTGCCACAACCCCCAAGCCGCCGCAACCGCAGCCACAGCTCCCGCCGCTGTGCCAAGGATGGGAAGAAGTGCACCAATAGTCGCCGCCAACCCCGTTGTTCCCAGGAGAGTTCCAATACTCGTCAACGCCATCGACATACCACCAAACGCCAGCAATAGTGGCCCAATAGCAGCAGCCAAGGCCCCAACAGCAACCGCGGCGTACTTGATTGGATCTGGAAGTTTGGCGAACCAAGCGACCAAGTTCTTCAAGGCTTCGGTAGCCGGGATGACAAGCTTCTCCAACAACTCGTTAATCAGCGGAAACAACGCCGCGCCAATATCACCCAGGATATAGCTCAACGAATCCTTCAAGTTCGACCACCGCCCCATCACTGTTGTGGAGAAGTTCTCCATCAAGCCGGCGAACCGTTGGTTGATTCCTTGGATCAGCACTGGAAGGACTTCGCCGACCGTGAACGCGCCTTTCTGGGCTAGCTTCATTGCCTCGGCTTCGGTCTTGCCGATAGCTTCGGCGAGAATGCCCCAAGCCGGAATACCAGCCTCAGCCAACTGGCGCATTTCCTCACCAGAGACTTTGCCTTTGGCGCGCATCTGGCCTAATGCCAGAGTGATCCGGTTGATCAGGTCCGCACCACCTCCAAGACCGGCTGCGGCGTTCCCAACGGCGGTCATCGTTGGAACAACGTCCTTCGCCTCGAATCCCAGCGCCATCATCCGCTGGGCAGCAGTCACCAAGTCCGGGAACTCAAACGGCGTCCGGGCAGCAAAGTCCTTCAGCTCCTCCAAGAAGGAACCGGCTCGCTCGGCACTACCCAACATGGTCGTAAAGCCGATTTCCGCCGTCTGGAGTTGGGAAGCCATACCGACAGCGGCATTGCCCAACATCGCCAGCGGAGCCGTGACACCGGCGCTAAGTGCGGCACCTCCGGCGAGCATCTTGCCAGACATCTGCTCAAACCGCGCAGACGCACGATCCAAGGCAGACGTGAAGTTCGCCGCGTTCATCCTCAAGTTGACGAGCAGCTCACCAAGTACCATTGCGTGTATCCGTTACTGGGAAATTTGCCCTCTAAGGCACTTTCAGCCTGAACCCTGTGTTTAGCTATGTCGGGATGCTGAGGGATTGCTTACGCTTGAGGAATCGTGTCAGAATCGACACATTCGGGGTGCGGTTGCTCATCGGCATGGGGGTACCCTTCGGTCAACGGCTTCAGCATTCCACGCGCTTCCATTTCATCACGAGTAATTCCATGTCGTTTGAGCCATTTGCGCTCAGAGGACTTCGAGAAGTTCTCCGACACCCAGCGACCGACACGACAGCACAACTCATACTCACGACAACGGTAAGGCGAGATGTCCTCGCCTCCAGGAAGGCGGCCATAGCCTTCCTCTTCGTCATCATGACATGAATCACAACAACCAGGGAAGCCCGGCAACCGCGCGAGCCGATGGCACCTGACCGTTCGTATCCACTTAGTCATTGGACTACACCCATCTCAGAGGGATTGGCCGGCGGCTGAGCCCAATTCTGGCTGGTTGCAAATGGAGGGTTAGCGGGCCCAGGAAGGGGCCGCCGGCCAAATTCGGAAACGCGTTCCAAGCGATAAAAGGCGACGCTGTCGCGTTCCTCCATCACTTCTCCTTCCGATCTTTGCGCGGCTGAAAGCAGTCGCAGTCGTCCTCTCCAAATTCATTCAAATAAACAATGCCTATCGAGGGAATTTCCTCCTGCGGGGCAAAACAGTAACCCCAGTTTGCTCTGACGTGCTCGAACCACTTACAATCCCGACAGCGCTTTGATTTACCTCGCGGCATCTGGCACCTCCCTGACCTGCAAGTCACCCGGCCATTCGTTGAACGGGATCTTTCTGCCGCGCTCCGTGATCTGCTTCAGGAAAAATTGCACGCGAGCTGCTTCCCATCAATCTCGCCGCTGCACAGGCCGTCAATGATCTCCAGCAGCGTTTCAATGTCTCGCCTGTAATAGGTGGCGTACTCCAACAATGTCTTCAGGTGTTCCTTGTCACGTTCCGACGCTGACGGATCAACCTTGAAGCGTGTCCAGAAGCGTTTTGGCGGCAATTCATAGTGCTCAGCAACTGTAAAGTCGTAGCCATCCCTGTAGACCGATGCGAAGATTGGAATGGGGCAATTCTTGCAACGCCCTCGGACCGACCTGAGCAAGTGTGGCATCACTCGATTTCCATCAACATTCGTCATTTCCATCCCTCGCATTCCATATGGGAGCCCAGCCCTGTAGGCTCCGTAGGCTCAAACAACGAGGCCAGCCCACCCCACAAGTTGTCCAGCGCCTCCTGAACGTCTGGGTCCAACCTGTTGCCGTTAGATTCATTCGCGTCGTGCTTCTTATCATCAGTCATGACCAGCCATCCTTACGGCGGCGCTGTCAAATCCCAATGTAGTTGAGCTCCACCTCAAACACGGAATCTGGAACGTGAAGAACATCTTGGAGGTCCGCCAACGTTCCACTTAAATGGTCCCATGGGCAGCCAGTCAAGTGGCGCCCAAACACCCCAGGCTTGCGGTATGGAGGACAAGTACATGGGTAGCGCTTCCGAAGTGCCTCAACAAGACGAGCCGTCATCAACACGGATTCCCCACCCATTAACTGTGAAGCCAAGTCCACCAAACCCTGTACCGTTGGGTCATGTGGATCGATCTCTTGGGCCAGATCACAACTGTCAGCCTGAAGCGCGTTCCAAATGGGACCCAACTTTTCGCGTAACTCTTTGTTCGTCATAGGTACAAGTTCAGCAAGCGGGCCAGCCAGCCCACCATCCAGTAAAGGCCCACAACGATGAGCCCAACGGTAACACCTACCAGGATCAGGCATACAACAAACCCAATCCAAACCGCTAACATTTGCTGAGGAGTCATTGTCATCCTCTCTCCATACCCACGATAACAAAGCCAGGGGAGGCGGTGGAAGGGAGACCGTGCAAAGACCTTCCAAACAAAACGCCTCCCCCACGATGATGCGAGTGCTCATCCCGTCGCCAGTAGCTGGCGCCCCGAAAACAACCACCGGCCTGTAGACGGCTCTCAAGCATCATCGAACCGAATCCTTTGACTCCAGCTTCTTGCACACCTCGTCAATGTACTTGGCGCGGGCTGGATCATCGTCCAAGCTGCGATTCACTCGGATGGGGTGACGGTGGCTCATGATCTTCTTTGGCGCTCTGTGCAGGTGGGGAGCCTCGTACGGAATTTCGTCCCAGGGATAGTAAGGCTTGTAGTTAGGCATCGTCATCCTCTATTGCTACTATACAAACTCACGCATCAGGAAGTACTGTCAGCACCCTCCACGACAGAAGCCTTCTCCAACAGCTTGCTCAGTGTCTCCAACTCCGCGGTAGTCAACACGCTCAAGTTGGCTGTCTGGACACGGACTGGACCCCCACCAGGGCCGGACAAGCGCTGATCCAACTGGTCGCTCTGCCCCAAGTACTGTTTGCCTAGCCAGATGAGCATTGTACGGTCGCCGCGCTCCGCCAGCGTCCACTGGAGACGCCTCAGGCTCACCCTGCCACGGGCCAGAGCTTTCTTAAAGCAATTAAGGTATTCATCACGGGCGAGCAGTGTGGGCTTGCTGATCCCCAAGTAATCAGCTATCTCTTCACTTGTGCACTGGTGCTCCAACATCTTCTGTACTACATCCCAGTCAATGGGGATCGGCTTACGCCCACGGCGTTTGTCTCCATTGATCCCGGACTTGTATTGCTTGGGTGGACGATTGAGGTTGGGGAGCCGTCCAATATTGTACAGACGGTTATGGCGTTTGGCGGGTTGGGGTTTCGGTTGGCGGGCTTTGGGGTCGAGGTGCTGCCAGCAGAAGTAGTGCCCCTTATCCTTCCCGTTGGAGTGACGGCGGCAGCGGCGTCCCGTTTGGGGGTTCTTGTACTCACACTGAGGAGGAGCTTTCTTACTTGGCATTTGTTGAACATTCCTCCATGGTGAGTTCGAATGCCCAACGATCACAGCCCGGAATACGGACTAATTGCCAATGATGAGCTGTACGGTTGGGTGTACTGTAACTGTAGCGAGTACCCATAATGGAAGACAATGTTAGTGGTGAGGGTGGACGGATACGTGCCCAGGCGTTTACCACTTCGTTGAGAATGATTCGGAACACGCGCCCACGGACGCGTTTGTTCACTCGGGCGAATCCTGAATGGACATAAGACGCGGCCGCTGGGCCCGGAAGAGCGAACAAGTAGTTTCCGCTCGGTGAATACACGGCCACTCGGCGTGCGTACTTCTTGACGTTTCTTACACAATCCATGGGTTTGGGGAATAGTCGCGCCGGCCAGGGTGACCGAGTTTGTAATGAGCCCCGCGACAGGCTCGTTTCCACCTCAATTATACTATACCGTACGTAGGGCCGAAAGTCAATAGTTGCGGACTTCCCAAAACAATGTATTCCACCCCAGGATACCCACACCAATTGGGTAGGTGCTAAGTTCCACGACCGCTTGTGGATAGTTGGACATTACTTCCTCTAATTTGTCCATACTGGGTGGATCGAGAAAGAACCGCAAGATCTCCAATGCACGTATCCCCCAAACGTGGTCCATCTGGTCGTAGGCCTGACGGATACCGACCCCACTAAACAGGGCATACCGCATTATTGGGTTTGGGATGTGGGAAGGCCCACCGGCGGTGACTTCCGCCTGGAGGCAAACTCGATGGTCTGGAGAACTTTCATCGGCCAACACTTCGTTGGGCGAGTACCCCCAGCGCACTAACCGTTGGGCGTACTCCAAGGCCCGGTGACCTGGAACACGGTACCGCTGTCCGCGGCGATCACCCGGACGAACGCAGCGAAATGACACCAATGGGGGCATAGGATCAGGCGGGCGGCTCAAGAATTCCGACAGCCACCATTGGCGCAGCCGGTTACCGAAATCCAGCCGCAGCGAGCGCGCGTAGAACTCCCGCTTGTCCTTGATTCGACGCTGTACACAAATCATGCCAAACCTCCCTCACGCTTTCGCCCAGCGACAAGTAGGGCTTGAGGTCTTCCTTCAACGTTTTCATCCAGTCTTCAGCGAACACATTTCCGCGTGACCGCTCAATCAACGCGTAGATGAACATTTCCATCAAATCGGCGCAATGAAGGTAGTCCTTTTCCACTGGGGACAATTGTGGGAAAGAATCACAGCAGTTACTCAGCGCTTCTTGCTCCATCTGGTCCAAGACTGCTTGCGCCCCACGATTGTTCTCCTCCAAGCGCTTCTTGGTGGCGTAAGGGATGTCGCCTGTCTCCAACTCGCCCATATCGTGGAGGAGCGCAGCCTTCAGTATGCCCACCGTCATGAATTCCTCTGGTACAATCCGCAGAAGGATTAAGGCCACACCAAAACTGTGTTCAGCCACCGATTGGGGTGTAGTCGTCTCGGCGGTGTGCCAGCGCTTGACCCGCCCCGCCATAGACGCTCGAATCAACTTTCCAGCTTCAATCATTTCTTCTCCCTTCGCTTTTGGCGTCGCTGCTCTATCCTACCCAACCACTGAAGGCAAGCATGTTTCCAGTCTACGTGATCGCCCATCTTTCCCAAAGCGGCGCGCGCGGCTTCAAGATCGTTCGCCTTGTACGCCCACCAGGAATTCCACATAGGCGCAGCCACCCTGTTGAGTATGGGGTTTCGGTATGGGTAATTCCGAAAGTACTCATCGCCCGAGTTGTGAATCCAAACCGCAAGCTCACCATCAAACGAATCGAAGTCGCTTATCAACGGAACGCGCGTTAGCTTGCCACTAATATACAGATCCTCGCATGAGTTCGCTGCTCCAGATATGTAGCGGTCGGCAATGTCCTCGTAGAAGTGCCAACTATTGGACACCTGGTACATCGTCCCCACGGGAACGCCCACGCCAGCTGCCACGTACTCCAACAGGTAACTCATATGCACAGCGTTTGCACCATACGCACCCCAGATAACATCGTTACTGCGGTTGCATATCGTCATGCTCAGCTCCAGTTGGCCCAATGGGCCTGTAGGCCGAAGGTAGAAGTACACGTTTGTGTTGCAGGGTAAGTCTTTGGCGTTCCACACTGGGTTTAAGTCGGATTCCGCGTCCCACATCTGTAAAACCACACGCCGGTCGTGCGGGCGTTCTTTAAGCATGTGTATCACGTGCCAAAGCTGATCGTGGTCGTTAGAGTGGCGGACTTTGAAGTGGCGTCTCCAGCGGTATCCGTAGGCGCCATGGAAGATGACTCCATCGTCGCTGTATTCCTTCATGCGGCTGTTGAAGTTCGAGATCCATTGGACGTCATGTCTTCCAGCCAGCATCCATAATGCCTCGAAGAAATGGAAGTATGGATTGCAGTGGCGGATTGGATCCCAGAGAATGCGCTCCAAGGGCCTCTCGTACACGGTAGTCACAGGGCAAGGTGCCTCCCAAACGGCACCATTGCGCGAGGGCCTCTGGATTAAATGGTGCTCTCGTTCTCGCCAATAGTGCTTGGCCCTTTCCCAAGCACCGTTCACGTTTCGTTCTTTGATAGTCCACATAGCTATGTCCTATTATACAGTTCAAGCTCCGATGTTCCAAAATAGAACAGGTGCGCGCAACTCCTTCAAGTTCTCCACCAACCAAACCCATGTCTTCAAGTCATAGTACGCATTGCAAGGAAATGGAGGGGCTGGACCCGGGCGCGCCTTGTCGGAGTAGGCGTATCCCTCATCCACGATTCTCACAAGTTCTCTCAACTCGTCTGGAGGCAGCGTGATCCATTTCGACAGCAGACTATACACAGTACGCTTTGACCTAGAATACCCCATATGAAGAATGAACCTCGGAAGCCTGCGTATTCTCCTTTCAAGAAAAGCCTTCCAAAAGCCCATAAGAACCCCAGTAGCTATTGTTCCCGATGATATAGGGACTACGACGGTTTTGTACTTACCGATCTCGGTCCGACAAACTTCGTCCGCCGTCTCAGTTACCGATTCAGGAATCTGTATCGCATTGGGGACCATGTATGCTCCTTCGGGCAAGTCCCGTCTCGCCCTATGATAAAGTATTGATGACCGCCCAGCAGTAAGTGGCCTGAGTTCAGCCCCCAACTGTTTAGCGCGAAACTGGGATGGGCGAAGGGTTCCCTCAGTGTCCGCCTTCAGTCGAGGGTAATACACGATGCACTTCTTCCCGAGCGTTTCACACGCTGCTGCGACTGCCCAACCCGCTTGGGAGTGAACTGTATCCAAGACGCCAATTACGGGCTCCTGGCGCTTCCGTATGTGAGCCAACACACCACGAGCTTTACTGAATTTTGGGCCACCGATACAGCAGAGGTCCTCTCGCTTTACGTACATTCCATGGTATTCTTTCACGGGAGTCGATTTCAACCTCATAGAATCACGCTCCAATATTCCAGAACAAAACTTTGCCGCGAAGCTGGTCTCTATTTTCAACCAACCACTTCCATGCTTTTGCCTCATAATAGGGCGACGCGGGGAATGGAACTCTAATACGAGATTGATCGTCGTACTGGTAACCCAAATCTACGTACTTCAACCAGAACGTTGGGCGAACGTAACGCGAGTATCCCAAAACCCCATACACGCGTTCCCTTTGAACTACCCTCATCAACCCGGCCAAGTGAACTCCAACGCCCACAGGAACCACCAAAACGTCTGGGCGTCCCCAACGGTCCAGCGTCTTCTGGTATTGCTCGGCAACTTCCAAACGCGTCTCTTCCAACCGGAAACCAGCGGGCATAAAATAACAAGACTTAAACTCATCCTTCGCATGAGCAGTCATTATCGCCTGACGCGTCGCCATTGTAGGCCAAAGATCTGCCCCAAACTCCTTCTTTGCACGCATTTGTTGGGGCGGGATTGTCTTCTGGCCCTTGTACGTTGGATGCACTATGGTACAACGGATCTTCAACTCGTTACAGCAAATCGCGGTAACCAACCCATTCAATGATCTGAACGTATCCACACAAACAACATGACGTGGCCGCGGGTTCATACCCTTCAGGTGTCTCCAAGCGCCACGAATCTTGGACAATTTCACCATGTCGCAGCAAAGATCTTCTCGCTTCACCCAAACCCCATCGTACTTCTCCACAGGCGTGTAGTCCAACAGCTTCATCTCAGAACAGTTTTGAGCGCCTTGCATCCACAGTCTTAACGCATGGGACTCCAGGGTCAACATCCCGATCATACACGCTGTACTTGAAGTCGCCCATCCGCAACGCCTTCGCCGCCCCGAACAGCTTACTCCCACAGCGCCCGCGGCATTCCGGGTCACCATCGGCGCACCGCAAACATCCGCTTGGAGGGCATTCCTTGACTTCGCGGAACGGCTTGCCCAAGCTGGTCCTAGTAAACATGGGAACTCGTTTGCCGTGGCACTGGTCGGACGTCATGTAAAGTGGATTCATACTTACGCCACGGCTGATCATGCCTCCCGTAACCGGGTCATACACCTTCTCGTACTCGTAACACAGCGCCATCGTGACCTTAGCCTTCTTGCACTCCGCCTGAAATCTGTCCAAGGCGTGCTTGCGATAGCTCAGGTCTATGGTGGTTTGGCTCCCCACTGTGTAGTTTAACACAGACTGTAGCTCATCGGCTGCGTCTCGGCCAAATCTGCCAGCTACTTTGTGGATTAGAGCACTCTTCCAGCTATGAGCTACCTCCACGAACTTGAAGATGCAGTGGTTTGCGCCAGCTTTCGACAACTTCCAAATCAGCTCCACGATATCATCTACGGAAACGACTCCAGGTACAATGGGGTTAATCTGAATGGACACGTAAATCCCCGCCTTGTGGAGTGATTCTACCTGATCAATCAGATCTGACAAGTCTGGAGCCCAAGGCGATAGCCTCCGCCAACGCTTCTCATCAGGGCAGTTGATCGACATCTGAGCGTAGCTGTACGGGTTGCGCCGCAATAAGTCGTATGCCCAGTCCGGGTAGATCATCCGTGACAGAAAGAAGATGGGAAGTCCGGCACCCACAAACGCCTCAGCCGCCTGCTGTGTATTGTGGTAGATGTCTTCCAGCGGAAGGAATGGTTCCGTGAAACTGCTGAAGTATCCGGCGGCAGCCGTTTTCATCTGTGATAGCGACTTCCTCACGAACTCTCCATAATTGCGTGGTACCGTCGTTATCCCTTGACCACGGTATCCACGAGTCCCGGAATTGACGTAACAGTTGTGTACAAGCACCCCGTCTGCGCAGAAGTTCTCCGTATCAGTTTGAACGTCATACACAACTACGCTTCCACGGACTACTTGCTTGCGGATGACCGTAGTATACCTTTCTGTTCCAGCACCTTCCGATCCCAAAGCTCTACTGGGTACCTGCGCTGAAAACGCTCGAACCGCTCCTTGCTCTGAAGAGCGAAATAACCTTTCACCTCTATAAACTTGTGCGAATCCGGGAGCCAAAAATCCGGTATGTACGTTTCGTCGCCCAGTACTAGCGTTACAGGTTCGTATTCCCAACGCAAACCCTCTTTGTCCAAGTATTCTGCCACCAATCGTTCCCACTCCGAACGCATGTGGATACCTTTGTACACACCGCGTTTGGATGAACGGTACCCCATTCTGCCCAAGCGCATGCGCTCGCTCATCTTCAGCCTCCACTTCAAAGACTTCGGCCGCCCCACCGCAGGATTCCGACGTTTCAAGAACGCCTCCCTCATTCGCGCACGAGTCTCCGGCGACCTTTTGATGCCCTTCAGTTTGCAGGCATTCTTGTTCCCTCTGGAAATCAAACTGCAATGGATTCTGAAACAATCGTCGCAAAGTTTGCGGCGTCTGGGTATCGGGGAAGAGCACATACGGCAAGACCCCAGTGGCTTCTTCCCGCGCTGGTTTCCCAACATGGCTTCGGATATCTCCTTCATACGAGATTTGTGGCACTGTCTGCAGTACTTGGCGTACTGAGTAGGTACCGGGCGAACACCACAAATTGCGCACAAAGGCATCACTGTAGGCGGTTCTGGCAAACCTTTGTTCCTGAACTCCATGCGCTGAGAACGCCGCCAATTTGAACAGTGTTCGCAATACAGCGCCCGATCCGACAACGTAGGACGCTCTTTGCAGATTCCGCAGATCCTTCTCAGTTCCAATAGTCTCGACCTCCTCTCCAATCTTTAGTTGCCCGGCAGGGACCCAACCTCTGATCCTAGAATATATCAGGTGGTCTGGCGTAAGCCTCAAACGGCGACCATCAGCCAGCTCCAGTACCAAAGTCCGTCTGACCACGCGGCTCAAGCAGCCCATAACCTTGGCCGGTCGCCAACCGCTAACATTACGGCCCCACACGGTATCGCCCACTCGCAAAGACTGTATCGGAACCCAACCATCTGGCGTAGCCACACGTGTACCCCCAACCATGCAAAACATGCAGCGAACTGGGCATGTTCCGCCGTAAGGCTGAGTAAGCACCGCCTCGGTTTCACAAGGTCTCGGCCTCACGTTGTTCGGCTCGTACTTGCCCTTGTACCATCCTTGAAGAGGCTTTGCATTATCGACAATTGTGTGAGGCGTCGGGTCTAAGTACACCTTCACTCGTTTCCGGTTCTCCGAGCCGCGCAGCATGGTAACATACCAATACTGGTACCGGAACCCAGTTTCCTCATCCAACTCTACTGGGCCTTCCGTTTGTCTTGGCTCAGTCCTCATGAAGTATTTGTATTTTGTGGTTTTTGGCATTGTTAACTCCTTTGGAATCCTACCAAATCATCCTAACCTTCGCACGACGCTGCGACTCCTCCAAGGCTCTCAAGTATTTCGGAACCACCTCTTGCGGGCTATGGCTCCCCAATGTCCTCTGGTACCCATCTAAAAGCTGAGACCGCAAAGAGTTGGCGTAATCGGGATCTTCGTAGCAATGCTTCAACAGCTTGGCCAACTCTACCGCGTTTCCAACAACAATGCAATTGACCCCGGGAATCATCTCATCGTCAGGTAG